TCAGCTTCGACTTGATAAGTGTTCTTATAAGCTGCTCTGAGTTCTTCTGAACTCAAAGACTCAAGCTCTTGACGCTTATTAAGTCTTACTTCTTCAAGCTCCGGACTTTGCTGGCTGCTTTTGGCTGTCTGGCTCTGGGAGCGGGACTTTGCCTTTTGTTTTGTCTTTGCCATAAACTTTAAAGCTTGCTTTTAAATTAGAAATTTTTGTCTTAAAATCAATTAAGCTACCAAACTCAACAATGTCGCCATTGTCGACTTCAAAGGTATCAACAATTTGCGAGAAGTTTGCTTTTAAATCAAAATCCTCAGGGAACTGTACGTTGTACTGCATAGCAATACATTCGGTGATAGAGAAGTCTGGCCACGGTTCTAGCAAGTTAAGTATGTTAGCTCGTTGTAGTAGGTACGGGTTGTTTCGATGCTCTGTCTGGAGTAGCATCTGACGCTTCTGGCTTATCACGAACTGAGGAAGACCTGATTTTTTAAACTTGTCATACTGATCTTGTAAATCGCTTACAGACCATAGCAAGAACTCAGTTCCGTATGTCAAGTCGCTGTCAACATACCAACTATCAAACATTAAGCGGCCCATGGTATCAACGACAAATTTATGCGACACCTCCATGTCTTTAGCGATACGAAGGAACACATTCTCTTTGCCTTTGTTGGAATCACGGACTTGCGGTTCATTCACAGCTTGCTTAGGAAGAACTTGCCCGTTGTCACCAACGTTGTTCTCATATAGCTTCCACTCTTGAATGTCTATTTCCTTCTGCAAGTACTCAAGACTATCAACAGATGGGTCTGTGAACGACACAGCATTTGGAATCCATACTTCATCCTTAGTCTTCGGTGCCTTCTGTGTCCAGATAGTACCAGGGCCAACAAGTGACCGCTGATTCTTTTTAGCACATACTTGGCATGGATAAGTGTTAATAGCACCTAAGAATGGACTATACTTTTCAATAGTGCCATTGTGACAATCAGGATTGCTGCATGATTCATCATCGTCCGGAACAGTTGCGATTGGGAAAGGTGCATAAGTCTCTAAAACCCTTTTTGCTGTTATAAGCCACTGTAAGTTATCCAAGTCAGACAATGAAGCTGAAAGTGGAACTTTGCGTGCTACGGGATTGTGCTTGTACAACTTTGCCGACGTCATAAATGTTGCCGGAGTGTACTTTAGGTTATGAACAAAGACTTTCACTGGGTAAAAGTCTTTCTCATCGCTAAAGTTACGATCTACTTTTTCATGCCAAACTTGATAGGTCTCATCATCAACAACTACAAACTGGTTAATCCAGGTGTTAGTTACATCGTCAAAATACCTAACTCCCACGTAGATCAGCAACCCAATTTGGTCTGTACCATCTGGTTTGTAATCGACATGAATGTCATGTACTGTGTGAATTGGAATCTTGTTAATGTAAGGCTGTGGCCTGAGTGTAGTTTGTACTGATGGGATGTCTATGAGTAAGATTGTGTTCGGCCTAGTCTTCCACGTGTCAAAAATGTCAGTCTTAAATAAGTCACGAATCCTGATGTTATCATTTAAGTAGTCAATGAACTCCGACTTAAGTTGATCATCAAGCATTAGACAATCGAAGAATGAATCATTGGCAGTGAAGATCTTTTCGTACTCATCTTGAATCATAGACACAGTAGCATTGGTTGCAAGCGGAAGCTTGCAAGCTGCTTTGAAAGCCTGGAACTTGTCCTCGGGGAGTTTCTTCTCATCCCGCACCCAGCTAAGAAAACTGAAGAATGCTTCGGAGACATGACTTTCATCATTGACTACCTCAGCATGCAACCTTATTCTTTGCTCATGCAGAATTGCCTCCTCTACCCAAGTCTTGTTCACCGGCGTTCTCAGTCTGTCCCTGATTTGTTGTGGTGATGCTACCATCTTCGTTTTCTGTGAATTGTTGACCTTCTTTAATTACCCAGAGTCGCTTACCTCTGTTCTTCTCGTACTTAATCAGCTTCTCAGCGTCAGAAACTGACATCTCCTTCTCCTGCTTATCTTTGTCTGCTGATTCGGCAAACATGATAACAGTTTGTTTCTTTTTAGAAACTGGCTTACTGTCTGAAGCCTCGCTGTCCGGACGAACTTGATTGAGTTCATCATCAGTTGTTCTGTTCTTTGCCATTTGATTTGAATTTTAGTGTTAAAAATAAACATAATCCGTTACCGGCTTATGTCGCATTCTTGATAGTCAGCGGGTTGAACGCAGTTATTGCTAACTGGTCAAAATCAGCGGACCATCCACCTTCAAGGTCAAATGAGAGAGAATGAGTGTTGTCCTTGTTAAGTCCTTCAGAGCCTACATCTGATAAAACTACATTGTAGACTGGGAAAGGCTCAGCGTTTGAACCATTCTTGTTAAAGATAATGTTTTTGTACCTGGTTATAAAGTACGCACCAAGGCCAGTTTCACCAGGTTGTGGTGCAGACTCAGAAGCAAGAGCACGTAGTGCCTTTGCAACTGCAGCATTCATGTTCCTGATTAACAATCCTGTAATGGACACTCGTGCTAAACCCTCTAGCACTGGTATACCATTGATGGTACTGTTATCATCACCACCTGTTCTGATTGGATCTGGCATTGGCAGCACAAGACCTGCAAACTTAGGCGTACCGACAATCTTTTCATCGTCAGACGCGATCATTCGCGGAGTCCATGTAGCTTCCAGCAAGATGTCCGTTGTTGTGAACGGTGTTGATGATAGCCTGGTAAACATAATCCTTTGAATCTGGTCAAAGCGCACTGGACATGCCTGAGATGGGACATCGGCAATGAACGCGGGCAGCGGGCAGACTAAAAGTTGTTGACCCATTTTAAACTGTTTAAAAATGAATAATAGCTTTTAAGCCTAACCCAGTGGCATTATTAGCGGAGTACAAATGTAAGTAAGTTTTCATTGCTAAAAAAATCATAGTAGTCTCAGTATACCACCTCCAAGGGAAGATCTATTCTAAGAGACTATTAAAACTTATTCACTATATTTGTTTTCAAGGATTTAAATAGGGTTAGTATGAAGGTCAACGTCTCACAAGTGCGTTGGCCTTTTTTTTATATGCTTCTTTGCTTCTTGTAATTAACACGGTAAAACCTATGCCTCACCAAGAACTTATATTGTGTCTTAGTCTCCTTCACCAAGTGTGGCTCTTTCATTGGATTCAATGCTTCCAACTCCTTTCGGCGAGACAGATGCACTGCAGTCTTACCATGACGATTCCAAACAACTATACATTTACGGCCTACATGCATGTAAAACGGTTCTGCTATGACTTCCTCAAGTCTCATTTCTTAGTAAATTTAGAGCCTTTGTTAATTACTTCATCCTCTACAATCTTTGTTAATACGTCTTCTAAGTCGTCAAATTCATTCTTGCCGCGTGCAGCAAAGCCTGTCAGTGATCTGTAAGCATCTGGCCACATGAACTCCCAATCCTTTGGAAACAGAAAGAAGTTGTTCACTTCAGCTGCGGCGTTAAGTATACGAGCCATTTTTTCTTTAGTCTGATTGTAGTACTCAAACTTGGTAAACAGATTACCTAGTTTATTAGCGTGTATCTTAGTGAAGCGACCTAGATGCCTACCACCATTGTTAGACTCAATCTTAACCCACTCAACTTTATGCCTGGTTAATGCTTTAGCCATCATGATCTCACTTTCCTCAGCTCTCTCCTGCGTGTAGATTATATCAACTATATACCCTCGGTTATTATATAACTTATAGATGATCTGTACTAAGTAATCTTCTCCTAAGTCAGCTGGATCGGTGTAAGCTCTAGCACGTAGAGCCCCCGGGGGCATATTAACATAAGTTTCAAATGCTGTGTAGAGTAAGCCCTCTCTTGGGCTAGGATTCTGCTGGTACTGACGTTCGTAAGTTATTGGGTCACGCTTCTTCATGACCATCAGATCTTCATAGGTATGCTTGCTAGGGTCAAGTACCTCCTTAGTTTTAGTATCTAAGGTTGGGATTGATACTACGTCCCACTCACCCGGCTCTTTTCTGATTAAATAGCCAGCTAAATCATCGGGATGCAACCTCTGCATAATAATGATGATAGGAGTTAGCTTAGAATTGACCCTCGACCTTATGGTTGTATCGAATCGTTGATTGATATTAGTTCTAACCTTCTCTGACTCTGCCTCCTCTGGTTTAATCGGGTCATCAATGATTATTGCTCCAAAGAAGTTCTTGTAGATAAGTTGAAGCCATTCGGGAGCTCCGTTCCAGAGCTTTTGGTGAACAGACCTTTGCTCTTGTATATCGAAGTCAAGAGTGTCTAAGAATGCTTGCATCTCAGCATCTTCAGCTGTGATTCTGACTTGCTCTGTTTGCCCAGCTCCGAATCCAGTGACCTGACCTGCTGTTGAAGTAGCGTATACCCCTCCGCCGTCAGTAGTAACCCATTTTTGCTTGGAGTCTGAGCCTTTCTTAATTTTGACATGTGGAAATAGTTTTTGGTATGCTTCTGATGCTATGTAGTCCTTTATGAACTCTGAGTTATCAAGTGCTAGGTTGTCTGAGTAGGAGAGGTGAATAAACTTAGCTGCTGCATTGAATGCCAATCCTAGACTGATGAACATCTTCACTGCTAACTCAGTCTTACCATAACGAGGTGCTACGTTGATGATCAGCCTCTTCGTCTGGCCTGTGAACACCTTAAACATCGCTTCTGCTATGCGTAGGTGGTGCTGCAAGACATTAAAGTCTCTTCCGAACTTAGCCTTGTATATCACCCTCACGAAGTCTAAGAACTGACTAAGACACCTGCGCCTCATTACCTCGATAGCTATATCCTTCGTCTCAAATGCCGGGATGTCCCTTACTGCTACTATCATTTGTCCACTATCTTAAAGTCCGGAAAGAATTTTTTGATCGTCTTCTTACATGCTTGCTTACTATTGTAAGGCTCTGAACCCTTGCACAATGGCTCGCCATTGCGTGCTGCTAACTTAAAGTACCAGTGGTCTTTATGCCTATAGATTATAGCTAAACCTATGTGCAGATCTGGACCTGCTATTAGCTCTATGCCTTCTACTAAATCATCGTAACTCATCGCTTTTTACGTTTTCGTTTCTTTGTGTGCTTAGCCCACCTGCGTGCCATCTTTGGATGATTCGCGAACATCCACCGCATTTGTGCTTTGCTCTTGAATGGCATGTTAGTTTGGTATTGTCTTAGACTTTGGTGGTTTAACTGTAATAGTTGAACCATCCTTAAGGTCTTTTGTACAACTCATAGTTAACAAAAAAGCTATTATAATAGCTAAGATAAATATTAGTTTCATGCGATCAATTTTTGCTGCATCTTCTGACCAAGCTTATGCAGTGTTAACAATTCCTCATCAGTTAGGTTTGTCATATCCAGTGCTGGTGGTGGTTTGTTACCCTCATCACCTCCAAACAAGTCGAAGTACTTGCCTAGCATCTCCAGCGCCTTTGTTTTATCATGAAGTGTTATCTCCATGCCATATCTGCCTTGCTTAACTCTGGAAATTGCCTCAGTGTTCTTCATCTTCTTGAGTGGTTTCATCTTCATCTCGACTACCTCTTCCCAAACTTCCTCTTCTTCACCATTCTCATTTTGCTCAACAATCATGCGAAGCTTTCTTGTGTCAATATCAAGATAGTCTCTGATGTCGGAGAATGCTAGCTTTCTAAGCTCCTGGATGACATCCTCAGCCTTTAATGAGATACGGTCGAGTACCCGATTGCCAATTTCATGCATCTTTTTGACAACCCTTGGTCGTGCAAGAACCTGAGCAACACCCTTTTTGGCTATTTCATCTGTTCTTGCTTCATACCCAGCTGCACGATAGGCTTCGACCTGGCCCATACCACCCATTATTAACTCTACCAACTTATCTTCTCTCGGAAGTGACCCTGGTCTGGCTCTATAATTAGGGCGTTCTTCGGCTGGTAGGGCTCCTTTGATTCTCTTCTTAATCTCCCTATTCATTCGAGGACTAATTTAGTTTATTAAATGTAGGGTTTTTGTTTGATACCCAAGACGACTAAGTGAATTTGCTGTGAAAACCCTGGGTTTTCGTTTTCACAGTCGCTAGCGAATTTGCATAGAAAAAGCGTGGAGTTTATGAGGCACTTACCCGATCCATAAAAGCCAAAGTGGTATCTGACGACTTTTTATAATAATAAACATTCAAATAAAAAAATAAATGTTTAGTAGTTTTTACTAAACTACTTTTAAAAATAATTTAATAAAATGATTTTTGTATCACAATATATATTATCTTTAGAGTATCAAATTAATAATAACAAATTGATTTGATATACAGATCTTTCACATATTAAAAATTAAACAAAATGAAAAAATCAACCAAAGTTGAAACTTCAACCAAAAAATCTTCATTTGAAAATCTTGACCAAAAGTACAAAGATTTAATGGACCAAAAAAAGTTTGAATTTATGGGAGTGACAGAATGTCATGGTAAGTTATATTACAGATTTCGTAATATAACCACAAAAGTAATTAACCACAGAATCATTCCCGAATTGGCCAAACGTGAAGTAGTACTTTAAACTACTTTACACAATAAACTAACCCGACCATCAAAAGTGGTCGGGTATAGTAGTTGGAACAGGTCAAACAAGTTCCATACATATTATGAATAAGACTATTATTATCTCTGTGATAATAGGCAATATACTTGCCATTCTCACAATTCTTTAAAACAGGCCAAACAGGCCACAAATTTATCAGTCATGAAAGATTATGAAAATGATCTTATCCAACTACTGACTGATTGGGTTAATGACAGGTCATGTCTTAACGACAATGGTGAATTCATTAGTCCAATTGTAGATCAGTACTTTTCAGCCATTGAAGAAAACATTGGCAAATTAGCCGATTTAATCGACTAATCAGGTCAAACAGGTCAGGCTGTGCGCAGGCAAAGTCGCTGCGGGCGAATGGTGAATTTATTTAGCCCTAATCAGCCCTACATGTCAGCACAGGCTGTAAGCCGTGCGCCTGACCTTTAATTAGCTCTTTCACATATAAACCAATAATTATGCAAGTCAAATTGTCAGCCGACAAGAAGTCGCTAATCATCACTGTAGCCATCGAAGAAAGGCTAAGTGCCTCAGGCAAGTCAATTTTAATTGCCTCCTCAGGCTCTAACTCAAAGACTGATTTAGAGTACAAAGGCAAACAAGTCTCTTGTTCAATCAATGCCTACATTCCAAACAAATGAGACAGCAAAAGACCGTGAATTGGACAGTCTATGGACCAGACAGGCAAGACATTTTCTATTGCCTATTCATAGGCATACATCGCCGAGCTTCATGGCGACCAATTTACCACCACCTCAATTAGTCTATAAGACTCGCCTCAGGCGAGTCTTTTTTTTGCCTCAGGCATGAAGGCTAATATCAGCCTAGCGTGCGTAGGCAAAAGACCACTCAGGCTACAAAAATTTAATTTGCATAGAAAAAGCGACAGGCCGAAGCTGGCCGGAGTAAAGTGACCTCCCGGCTAAACTGAAACAGGCTAGGACCTCTGGGCTGATCTCAGGCAGCTAACCTCTTAGCTATTATCACCTTCACAGCATTCATTAGTGCAGCTTGACCTTTCGACTTCATTGCCAGGCCTTGAATCACAGCTTTATCCATTGTCTTCGT